CCGGGATGATGGCGCTCACCCCACTGAGTACATCCACGCACGGGAGCGCCTGGCCAAGGCCCGCACCTACCGGGTGAGTCTGCGGCCGCACATCGGGCAGCTCCTCGGAGACGCTTACCACGTAGCCGCTGCGGAGCTCGCAGCGATGCGGGCGAAGACGGGCTCGGGTGAGGAGCTCACGCCTGGGGAGGCGGGCAAGTTCGCCAAAGTGACCGAGGCCGTGGTCAAGCTAATGAAGGAGGAGCGAGCCCAGGAGGCGCGCTCCGATCCTGCTCAGCTCTCAGATGCTCAGCTTCTCGAACAAGCCGAGGAAGCTCGGAAGTATTTGCAGGTGCTCAAGCCCGAGACGGGCGAGGAGGAGTGATGGCTGTAGGTGATCGGCCGGTTCCACCCACAAGCTCACCCGTTCACCGGGTGGAGCAAATCTCGTTTGAAGTGCGGCGGATCATGGCGGACATCGACCGCCATGAGAAGCGCATTCGCGAGCTTCAGGTCGAGGTGCAAGCGCTGGTGACCGTGGTGAAGGGCTACATGCGATGAGCGACGAAGAGGTAGTGCAGCTCCGGGAAGGTCGGAGCTCCGATATCGCGTTCGTGACCAACTCCTGGCTAAAATCGATGAGGGCCGGGGGGATGTTCACCTCGGGCGTCCCCAACGATATTTACTATCAGATGCACCATAAGTTGCTTGAGACGCTCATCCCGCGCTCGCTTCTCCTGGTGCTCTGCAACATGGAGGACCCGGATCAAATCATCGGGTGGGCCTGCGTCGAGCGTCAGCCGCAAATACTGATGCTCCATTATGTGTACGTGAAACACTCCCTGCGAAAGCAGGGATTTATGAAGCTCCTCCTGGACGAGCTGCTCGCACATGAGGATGTGCGCTTCAAATTTACGACCCACATGACCACCGCCTGGGATGCCATGAGGCCGAAAGAGCAGGGGTGGATCTACAACCCATATGCGCTGTTTACAGCGTTACCCGAGGACTGGGGAGCTGAGCCATGAGAATCAACATTAGCGACGTTCAATTTGAGCACTACACGCCAGACCCGGCGAGGGGTATGGGGCGGACATCGAAGCGCTTCAAGGCCGGTGAGAAGCTGGAGATCTGGACCGATGAAAAAACGATCTTTATCACCGCCGGACCCCGCACCGTCGCCGTCCCCTACGGTCGAGCAATCTGGCTCGAATACGATGGACCAGCGCCGGGCGCGAAGAATCCTAGCCGAAGCAAGCGAAAGAGCTCGAAGGCGGAGCAGTCTCGACTTCCGACGCCTGCTATTTCCGGAGCAACAGAGGCTTCTGGACGACGAGAGCCGGACGAAGGTGGCCGTTTGCTCGCGGCGAGCGGGGAAGAGCTTCGCGCTTAGCGTCCTCGCGCTCGATACAGCGTTTCAGTATGAGTCGTGCCTAATTCCGGTGATCTCCATCACCCGGAGTCAAGCCAAGCGGATCGTGTGGCCCGTGTTTCAGCAGCTCGATCGTCAGAACGATCTCGGGCTGCGCTTCAACGCCTCTGAGCTCTCGTGCACGCTCCCGAATGGAAGCCAAATCTTCCTGACGGGCGCGAGCACCGAGGAGGAGATACAGCGGCTGAGAGGACCGAAATACCCGCTTGTTCTGATCGACGAAGCCCAGGCTTTCAAGAGCTACCTCGCGGAGCTCATCAGTGACGTTCTGGAACCTGCCGTCCTCGACTATGACGGGAGCATCGTCCTAGCTGGTACGCCTAACCAGATATGCAGAGGATTCTTCTATGATGCGAGCCAGGAGCAGTCCGCTTGGTCTGTGCATCACTGGACGCTGCTCGACAATCCGCACATTCCGAAGGCGGCGGAATGGCTCGCAGACCGTTGTCGTCGATATGGTTGGAGCGAGTCTCACCCGACCTACCTGCGCGAATACAAGGGCCAGTGGATACGAGATAGCAGCTCGCTCATCTATCCGAAGATCCCAGTCCTCAGCGAGCTTCCTGAGCATGACGAGTGGGAATACGTCCTAGGCCTCGACCTCGGTTACATCGACTCGACCGCGTTTGTGATATGCGCTTACTCGACGGCCAGCGGCCGCCTGGTCGTGGTCGAGAGCTTCAAGAAAACCAAGCTTCTACCCTCCGATGTCGCTCAGATTGTTTCCGACCTGAACTCTCAATTCAGGTTCGAATCAATCGTGGCGGATGCTGGAGGCCTCGGTAAAGCCTACGCCGCTGAGATGTCGGAGCGGTGGGGACTCAAGATCAAGAATGCTGAGAAGCGGGAGAAAAGGGCCTATATCGAGCTGCTCGCGGGTGACATGTCCACGGGCGTGGCCTCGATTGTTGAGGAGTATAACGGGCCGCTCCTGGACGAGCTCCATTCGCTGCAGTGGGATGACCATCGGCTGGCCCCCCATGAGCGCTGTGAGGACCATCTAGCCGATGCGTACTTGTACGCCTGGCGGTGGTGTCATCAGTACTGGCGCGATGAGATTGTCCCGGAAGCTCCGCGGCACGGTTCTCCGGAATACTGGAAACAACAAGAGGACGCGCTTGAGGAAGAGCAAGAGCGGCTGCTCGATAAGCAGCTCGATCGTACATGGTGGGATGACTTGGAGGTGAGCGATGGAGAAAGCTGGTGAGGACGAACAAAGCAACGGAATCCAGATAAATACAGTTCCGGAGCTTATCGACCTGGTTAAACAGTTGAAGTTTCTAGGGGTAACTCAATTTAAGATTGGGGATATTGCCATGGACATTACGGGCGATTCATTCCCACAACCTGAGGAAACAACAGAGGAAGAGATACCCGACGAAGAATTGCTATACTATTCCTCATAACTATGCAGCAAGAGCCCTACATTGCCCTCCAGTGGTGGACCGCCGATCGTCCATATGCGGACTTGATCGAGGCGTTTCGTGTCATCGAGACCGCTGACACCCTACGCCTGTCGTCACTGTTGAGATACGTCCGGCTCTATGGAAACTCGGAGTATGGCGGATACACGCCGTTCTCTCATAACCAGGTGGTAGACACGGCCCGAGTAACGATGAACGTTATCAAGGCCGTTTGTGATACTGCAGTATCGCGATTGTCTCGGCAGCGACCCCGGCCCCGATTCTTGACTCATGGGGGTAACTGGAGCCTCCAGCGTCGGGCACGCCTTCTCGAACAGTTCACCGACCAGGCGTTTTACCAGGGCGGCCTATATCAGCTCGCTCCGAAGGTTTTGCTTGATGCGGCGGTCCTCGGGACGGGTTGTCTTAAGGTTTACCGCAAAGATCGGGTGGTCCAGTTTGAGCGGGTCTTTCCGGGCGAGCTCTTTGTAGATCCTGTGGATGGTTTCTACGGCCAGCCGCGCAACTTCTACCAACGTAAATTCATCGACCGTCAGGTGTTGATGCGTCTCTTTCCGGATTTCAGCGATGAGATTCGTCAGGCCTCTCGTACCAGCGATAACATCGATTATTCGAACACGACCCTCGTCGATCAAATCGAGGTCCTGGAGGCGTGGCACCTGCCCTCAGGCGAAGGTGCCACCGACGGTCGTCATGTGATTTGCATCTCCAATGCCACGCTCCTCGATGAGCCTTGGGAGAAGGGCTCGTTCCCGTTCGTTTTCGTGCGCTGGACTGACCCGATGCTCGGATTCTGGGGGGAGGGTGTCTGCGCTGACATCCAAGGCATGCAGGTCGAGATCAATAAGCTGCTGATGAAAATTCAGCGAGCGTTTCACCTCATGTCGGTACCGAGGATCTATGTGGAGAACGGCTCCAAGATCCGCAAAAGTTTCTTCAACAATGAGATCGGTACCATCATCCCATACACGGGCCAGGCGCCTGTGCAGATGACCCCGCCGAGTCTGAACCGCGAGATCTTCGACCACTTGGAGCGCCTATACAGCCGGTCATTTGAGATCGCTGGTATCTCGCAAATGGCTGCCACGAGCATGAAGCCCGCCGGACTGAACTCGGGCGCAGCGCTCCGCGAGTATCAGGACGTCGAGAGCCTGCGATTTACCACTGTGTCGCGGCAGTATGAGGAGATGTTTATGCAGGCCGCCCGCCTGGTCGTGGGCGTCGGCAAGGAAATCTATGGCGAGGACAACCGTCACGAGGTGGTGGTGGCCAAGGACAGCAAGACCATCGACGTGGTGGACTGGGCGGCTGTCGACATGGACGCCGATAGCTACGTGCTCAAGGTGCACCCGTCCAGCTCCCTCCCGGTCACGCCGTCGGGCCGTTTGGCCTTCGTCGAGCAGCTGACCGCATTAGGATTGGTGGCCCCAGATGAAGCCAAGGACCTGCTCGACTTCCCGGACTTGGAGGCAAAGCTCAGCTTGGACCGGGCAGCATCTACGCTCATCGATCGCAACGTCGAGCTCATGCTTGACGAGGGTATCTACACGCCGCCCGAACCCTATCAAGATCACCAGCTCGCGCTCAAGAAGGTCACCGCAGCGCTCATGAAAGCGGAGCAAAACAATGTGGAGCCTGAGCGGCTCTCGCTGATGCGGGAGTACCTGGCGCAGACGCACCTGATGATGGAGCAGGCGAGACAACAAGCGCTCGCCAATGCCCAGGGAATGATGATGCCTGGAGCCCCACCGGCTCCGGGAATGGGTGGCGCTCCACCCACGGCAATTGGAGCGACTGACGGCACCATGCCGGTCTAAGGAACGCAATGTCAGACGAGCAAACACCGACAACGAGTGAGCCGGCAAGTGAAGCGCCGGAGACCCCCGCAGCGGACCCCCGTGCGGATAGGGACTACATCAACACTCCGCGAGCTGCGGAGGCTCTCCGCGCCCTGATGGCCCAAGAGAAAAGCGCTCGCAGCGCACGTGAGCAGGCGGAGGAGCAAAATGCCGCCGTACAGCAGAGCCAAGCTCTGCAACAACTGGCGAAGGCCGACCCGGTGGCGTTCTTGGAGCGCTCGGGCATCAAGCGCGAGGATGTCTCCAAGCGCCTGGCCAGCCAGGAAGATCCTGTTGCGGGTATCCGCGACGAGATGGCGCATTTGCGCCAAGAGCTCAGCCAGCAACGTGAAGCCGCCGATCAAGCGAGGATGGATGCGGC